TACAGATCGCGATGCTGCTGCTTTGACCTTAAAGATCGCCGTAGAAGTCACCTGAGTTACTTTAAATATGAATTTATTATTCGCGTTTTCTGTTTTAGCAGAGTTCGAGGTTCCCATAAATCTAAGGGTTACTTCATCGCCAACACTCAGTCCATGTGCAGCTCGCGCACCTGACGCAGGATGTGTTACTGTAATATCGTCACCTGTTTGCGTATAGGTCGCTTTTACCTCTTGTGATGGAATCCGCTCATTGGCATATTTAGCTAACGGATAGTAATCAATATAACTTATATTCTCGGTTTCAATAAAGTCACCTGTGCCATACCTGGACGAAGTAAGTAAATCAATGAAACAACAAACTGGGCAAGTTGTGTAAAATTTATCGCCTGACACCTGACCATCAAAGTCGCCCTCAAAGGACAAACTGCCATCAGCTCTTGGAGTGGCGTTGCTAAATATCTTTACCTTAAGTCCCTCTACTAAATACGCTCTTCGAGGTAAGCTCTTAAACTCCTCTGTGTTGATGCTAGTGGCGACAACTGCTGTATTTTTATAGTTGACGCGACTTGATCTGTAGGTGTTAATTGCCGACCAAAGAAGTCTGTTGCCTCGACTATTGGCTAACGGAGTTTTAATTGATGTATCGATAAAATCAAAAAAACTAACCTCAAATGCGGCCTCTCTAGCTCTACTCCTTTCCATATTATTACCTATTCCTTGTTCTTTATTTGTCGCATAAACCGCTTTTATTAGAACATTAGCTGTTGGGTCAGGAGTGATTGCTCTATACAGTGACGAGCTTGCGTCAACGTTTTGCGTCGCCCTAATAAGGCGTTCTTTTTTAACCTTAACCTGCCATGGGCCGACACCATGCAAAGGTATTTTCGGCGTTTGATATACAAATTCTGACGTTGAGATCCCAGTGACCTGATAATCAAAGTCGGTCACACCAAAGCCAACTTCGCCAGACTCTGGCCCTCTTGTATCGCCCAAGCTGTCTGTGATTTCAATTGTCCAGCGGACAGTGGCGTTAAAAAGCTGGCCATTGGCCAAACCTTCTTTGGCAGTCGAGAAAAGTCTTGGAATTACAAAGACAAAACTCGCCTTCTCCGCTGTTGCGTCGGTGATTGTTCTTGTTTCAGTGCTGCTGCCTGTAGCAGATTTTTGATACCTACGCGCCGTAACCTCATTGTTACTATCCACATCTTCGTTGTAATTGCTGCCAACTTCTAGGGGTGGGCTAAACGCAATCACATTTGCAAGATCAGTATCGCCACCAAAACCATTAGACTCGCCAATAACAGGGACAGGCTGATCCACTCCACCTAGGTTGCTTGTATAATTTATGTCGATCAAATTTGAATCAAAACTGCCATTTAATGATGTTTCATTGAAGAAAATGTTCTTTGGTAGTCCACCTGTACCACCAGGAACAATGCCATTAATCGGCCCTTCGCATAAAAGGTCGAGAAATTTTATGACTGCTGCCGATTTAAGTGACATAATTAATCCTCAAATTGCCTGTGTGTAGTGTTTCCACTTCGTAAAACCTTGTACCCTTGCCTAACAACTTGAAGGGTGCATCCTGGCTGCGCTCTAAAGTCCAAGATTTTTATGTTTGGCTTGATTCTATCTTGTGGGTTGGCAGGTTCACTGTATTCAATCCAATGAATCCATGTATATTGCTCCCCAGGGTCCAACAAACCAGACACTGAGCCACTGATGCTTGCCACAACAGGGTCTTCTCCCGGACTTACCTCATGTATAACGTCGATCTGATATGTAAAAAAAGCATCGACCTTTGTGCTGCCAATACCACCTGCAAAGTCGAACAATCCATTGTTTAATTGCAGAATCACTTGGAAGTTTTTGCTTTTATTATTCTTTCTCAGGTAAGCCTCATTGTCACGCATATTTTCTTTTACGCCCACATTGTCAGTTGAAGCGGCGATAGAAATTGTTTCTATCAAAGACAATGGCTCACCATCACTTTGAAGTATATCTACTGCAGGGCTATATCGACTAATCTCACCGCTTGGATCCTCTATTCGTTTGCTTCTGACTCCACCAGCACTTACAACGTCTGCTGTCAAAGCCTCAGAATTGACAGTTATAGTTTGTGGACCTTGCGCTCTTATGTATGCACCCGCTGGATGCGCCTTGTCTTCGCGTGCGTCAGACTCAAACTCAACAGATATTAAATGTGAGCCGATTAAGCATTTACCATAAACTATTGGAACGGCTGCACCATTGGCACCAGCAGTGTTTACAGCTCCGCTGTATGAATAATTCTGCACACCATCAGTCGCCCTTGAGACACCTTGTGGTCCAGAAGCTCTGACATTATCACCCTCACCTTTCGCCATACTTAGCGTAGGCATTGGCGAGATAATATTTGCAATTCCAGTTATAATCAAACTTGCACCAACCGCGCTTAAGGCAGTACCTACTGCGGCTGCATTTAATACTGCAAGTGATGAAACGCCGACTGCTGCCTGTCCTGCACCAAATAAACCGACTGTACCAAAAAATCCTGCGCCTGGAAACAAGAATGATGCAGCTATAAGGCCAGCTCCAATGAGAATTGGCGTCATTTGCTCCCCGCCACTACCACTAATTACAGGCGTTAAAATTAAAGGCTTCTGACCAATTGGTAGCTGTAGATCGCCATAATCCAACCCATAACTCCCCTGCGTTAAGGTGTAACCGATCCCATTTTGATGAGCTACAAACAACTCATCAGCCAAGCCAGGTCGATTTATGCACAATAAACGCAGTGCGTCAGACGGCGTTTTAAGGTTTTTATAGCTGTGTATTTTGCCGTAACGTTCAGACAGATCACCCATTAAAACTATGCTTTGCTCCATACCTAAACACGGCACACACCCTTTTGATATAATAGTGGTGGAGCTGTTCTACAACACTCAAAGAGTTCATCCGCTGGTGTAACAACTGCATGTCGCCAACGTAAATGCCTCCATGCATGGCTGACGCGGTTTGTATCTTAAAGACTAGCATGTCACCTGGCCGATGTTGCCCCCAGCCTACGTCGATAAAACCATGAGAAGGTGCCTGTTCAAGAAAAACACTCTCACAGCTATTTAAATCATCTGGTCGTTTAAAATCAGGTAAATGTATATTGTTGAGTTGATAAAAATCTCTGACTAATGTGTAGCAATCATGGACGCCATAGCACCATTCTCGCCCAAGGAGGGTTGAATAATCCACCATGTGTTTGAGGTTACCTCCCATAGATACCAATCTACACCGAGCTGCTGGCACGCAAATAGGTCGGGCTTGCTTGGTGGTTTTCCATTTGTATGTGAGTGTACTATAGCCTCAATTTCGCCAGCATCTAATGCTGATAGGTAATCCTTTGGTTCAATAATAAATTCAGTAAGTGGATTTTCTGCAATATTTCTGCATGGCAAATATTTGCCGTTTACAACAAAACCACAACTCTCTTTTGGAAACACCTTTAAGGCGTGAGCCTCCGCGTCAAGTCTGAATCCTAACATTATGAAAACCGCCATAAGGAATTGTCGTTGAGTCGGGAAATCTTGCCCTGCAACTTGTAATCTTTTTCCCACATACATCCTCTGCTGCAGTGGACACAGGGTTGTCATTTGCATCAAAAAATGCCGTCCCTGTGTAGGTGCAATCTCCGCCTGCTTCTCTATATTTCCAAGGGCAATAATCGCTAATGATGCGTTTTGGTATTTTTACATTTATAAGGTCTAAATTGCTAGCAAGCTCGAACTCAACAGCGTCTTTTGTCTCTGCAGAAATTCGGTCAACATAATAAATTTCATCGGGAAATTTGCCAAAATCAGAGTCTGCAGTCGTGTGTTCATCGTAATTCAGACTATTATTGTCCTCTGTAATTAGAGAAAAGCCGCCCTCAGTGCCAAACGTATCCTCGCCCAAAAAATTGACAGGATCAAGAAACTTTTTTAGGGTTAAAATTCTTTTTACTTTCGCCATCTCTAAGTTATAAAGGCTGATGAGCGCCGTCATTGCATTATTTACGTTTGAGACGACCATCTTGGGGCGAGGTAGCTGCCCTTTTGTAGATTTCTCGAAGCCATCTACTGTAATCGGTGTTGCTGCGTATGTTTGCCCATTAAAAGTGATGTCAACAATCAAGCCATTTGTCCCAGCGTGAAAGTATCTTACATCATCAACTCCATTTAGCTTTGTTGTGAGATGTAACTCAAAAAGCTCAATGATGGCCGAAGGTTGCAATGAGTAAAGCTCGTTATAAGCTGGGCTAATTGACTCCCATGTAACTGACCCAGTGCTGGTGCTTTCAGTAATTGTTACAAATGGGTGCTGCGGCCAATTAGGCTCAACTGAGCCCGACCTAGCGTCCCCTGTGGTCGATTTAACCCTGAATACGAACGCCGACCCATTAGGGTCAGTTGTACGCGATACAACGTCACCGACTGTGCGCTGAGCGCCTAGGCCGAGCAGCTGATCAACATCAAGCGTTTCGTCCGCTGATTCTGCTATTCCTTCACTCCACGCCGGGTAAGTTGTCATGCTTCAAACACCTCCACAAACGTTGCTGAAATCTCAGCACGATTTGAAAACGTCACAGTCTTGCTCCACTGCGGACAAATGAACTTACTACTTGCTGATTCATTCGGCGGCGTAAATGTAAATTTCTCCTGCCCAGCCCTTTGATCTAAGAACAGCTCGATCTGTTCAGCTACAGTCTCCGAAACATTGAAAATTAATTCGTACTGTTTAGGATTATTATTAATGCCAAAGACGGCACGCTGAGAGTAGCCATCGCCGAACTGGCTTGCATTTACCCTCGGCTGACTGTTCTTGATGGTGCCATAAGTTGGCTGGATTGTAGGAAAAGCAGGTGTGGTCATTAGCTCGCAGCAAGCAACCCTCCAGGACGTTTCTGTTTAACGAGTTCAGATTGCACAGCAGCTCCGATCAACTTGCCAAGTAGTTTGCTGCTCGGCTGATCTCCCTGTGCTTTTGTCCCAGATGCGTCGACATTCACTACAACATTAGCCGCCCCAAAAGTGCCAGATGCTGAGATCTTGCCGCTTCTAGAGGGCGTGAAAAGCTCTGGCCCGCGCTCACCAACAACATATGATTTGCCCGCGCTAACGCTGCCCCCATTTGCCCTAAATCCACCGAACATTCTGGCAAAGAATCCACCTTCTGGACCCATGCCACCCAGCGCACCTAGCGCACTGTTGACGCCAAACTGCATCAATATTCTGGCGACACTTCTCAAGGTATCAGCAGCAACATCGGCCAATTTCTTGGTTCCATCCACTGCAGATGTCAAAGCGTCCACAATACTGTTGCTGATGGTTTGCCCGAGTGCATCATACATTCTGTCCAGTTTTGTAACAACCTTCTCAACCTCTTTCTCCTGAGAATCAACAAAAGCCTCAACAACATCAGTCGCCATTCCTTTCAACGCATCATTAAGTTCGTCGACTTTATCTTTGTTTTCAGCAAAAATATCCCGGAGTCTTTGATGCAAAGCACTTACAGCCCTCGCCTGTTGTAACTCAGCTTTGTTCGCTGGAACCTTGTCTTCCTGTATTCTTAGCATCTCAATGTCATGTCTCTTAATCGCTGCTTTTACCTTTTCCCCCCTGTCAAGTAGCGCCAACTCTTCCATCATTAGCGTCTTCATTCTCGCGGATATGTCTTTTGTTGGATCCTCTCCTTCACCTGGAGGTTTGACTTCGTTCGGTTTTTTTACAGGCACAAGACGCCCGCCAGGACCAGACACCTGGAAGTCGCCAACACCTGGTATGGTGTGGACCTTTTGAACAATATCAATGACTAATGTCCGCCGTTTTGTCAACTCATCAATCAATTTTGACACATCTTCAATTTTCTTTTCTAAATCATTTAGATCACCAATCTGCCCCTTAAAATACGACATGGCGCTGACTCTTTCAAAAGCAGCCTCCAAATCTTTAAGCTCTTTATTCGCCTTTTCTAGCTCTTGATCCATCTTTTCAATCGACTCACCTTTAAAAGCCTCATCAATATTTTTCAACCTATCAAAATGATCGCCAATAGCAGCCAACGCACCGACAATTGGCAAGGCTACAAGTGAAAATTTGCCGATCAGCGTTAAAAATACCTTCAACTTAACACCTGCTAAGTTGGCTGCGGTGGCTAACCCAGCAAACCCAGTTGCGGCGAGTGCTAATGTGCCAAGAATGCCTTGTATGGCGGTTGGCAGTTTACCTAGCATATCAACAAAATTTGTCAGAACGTCCACAACAGGCACGACAGCAGGCAGCATTCTTTGACCGAGCGTAGTGGTCAAACCTTTGACTCTATTGTCCAGCGCCTTAAATTGCTGTGCCGGTGATAACTCTATTAATTCTTTGATGCTATCCTTATTTTTATCAAAGCCTTTTGATAAAGAATTAATTAGCACACGCGCGGTAATTTTTCCCTCTTTAGACAATTCCTTTAATTCGCCAACTTGAACATTTAATTCATCGGCGACTAAACCAAGTATGCCAGGCAATTGCTCAGAAATGCTCCTAAATTCATCACCTTGAAGTCGTCCTGAGCCTAATGCCTGACTCAGTTGTCTAAATGCTGCAGATGCCTCATCGGCTGACGTACCACTGGCAAACGCGACTGCGTTAAAGCCTTGAAATGTTGATTGTATCTCATCCAGAGAAATACCCAGTGGACGCAACCTTGCAAATATATCAGAAAACGCATCAGTGGATTCGGCCAATGATAGGTTAAAAGTTTTTGCGTTCTGACCAACTAATCTCTGCACCCTGCCAAACTCGCCATACTGCTCAGCTAACAACTTGAGGCGGAGCTGCGACTGCTCAAAAGAAGCGGCCTGCTTAATTGTTCTTCTTGTAAATTCAGCAATACCAATACCAAGTAAAGCTCCCTTTAGCCCCTTGAATTTATCTGTCGCATTTTTAACAGCGCGACCTGCTTTGTCCATGCCATCTTTTATTTTTTTACCCGCACTTTTTGCTTTTTTGCCAAC